ACCAAACCAGCCCTTGCTAGAGTACTCGTAAAGTCGCTGTGCAAGATCGTAGTCAGTAGCCTCTTGATATGTTGCACCATAGACTGAGGCTCTTGCGAAGGCTTCTTGTGCATGAGTTTCATCCTGCCATAAGTATCTGTCTTTAAGTGTCTCTACTGAGAAAGTATTTAGATTATCTTCTCTAGCATAGTCAATGGTTATGCCTAGGTAATCCTGTTGTCCTACCTTAACTGTCATTGCTTGTTCCTTTCTCTATAATACTTAGCAGCTTGTTCTCATACCACTGTGACTTCTGTAAGTCCTGTACTGCTCTACCCTTGTGTCTCATCCTCCATCTGTACTTGAAGGAGTTACCACGCAGGTAGCCTATGAATTCTTCCTTTGAAAGCATAGCTTCCATAGCGTCTATACACTCTATGTTGCCAGTATTGTAGTGTACGGGGTTGTTTACAATGTCATATCTATCTTTCATAGCAGCTTCAGCAAACCTAGGGTGTTCGTTTACAGCATCATCTTTCTGTATCTTACCTTTGGCGTACCGTAGGCTGTTCCATTCCTCCGGTGTAGCATCATCAATCGTCTTCATCGTCTTCACTCCAATCGTCCCATTCCAGGCTACCTAGTTCTTCCTCAAACAAAGCTAACCTGTTAATAAATTTATCTTCAAACCTGTCTACTATCTGCTCTGCTGTAACATCAAGCAAAGTTAACAAGTCATCTATGTCGTACCGTGTCAGTACACGTTCTTTTATTTCATCCATTGTCAATGACATGATCTGCATACTCATCTAGTGTGTAAAAATCAAATCCTTCCTTAGCGCACCACTGTCCCATAGTTATCTTAGAACCTTTCCTAACTTTCTTGTTAGGGTCAGATAGTACAAATACTAACTTAGTAGGTGCTATCATATCACGGATAGCAGTGTACTTTTGTGTATCCCCTGCTCTAAAGAATCCTTTAGTTTCTATGACATCTCCAGTCTTCTTGTCCACAAAGTCTGGCTTGTACTTCCTATGTGTAACATAAGGTATGTCATATGGCTCATACAGGAACCTACCCTTGGGCATCAACTGAGCAAACTTCTTCTCAAGTCCAGATCTATAGACAGGCTTAGAGGATCTCTTGGACTTTAGGCTCATTGACAACCTCCGTTAAGTATCTAGGGCCATAGCTGTAAGCAAAGGCTCTTAGGTTAGGGTAACAGGCGTGCTTAAAGTGACAGTAAGAGCAACCTGTAGCAAGCTTCATGTTACCTGACTTACCGTCTGGGACAGTCTCATAGCATAGCTCCGGTGGTTCTTTCTGTGCCACCATCTCTTTGATATGTATAATCCTATCTTCAATGTCTTTACCTAAGACTTCATAGACAGGTGCTTGCTTGTCCTCTAGGTCATACTTCAAGAATGTCAAGTGACCATTGGCCTTATCCATAGCAAGCCAACCTACCTCAGTCTCACCTTCAGATCTAGCGTATCCTTTGATCTGGTCTATGTAACCAAAGGGATCATCAAAGGCTAGGGTAGCGTCCTTAAACTTCTTAAAGCCATAGGTACTAGCAGACTTAACGTCAGTCACAACACCGTCTATCTTACAGTCCATGCTGCCCTTGATGCCCTGTACTTCAGCTTCAGCTTGCTCATGGGTAACTGTATGACCAGCTAGACGTACAAACAATAGCAGCATTTCCTCAATCAAATGTCCATACATGAACTTGACTAAGGTGTGAGGCTGCATCTTCTCCTTTGGCCCTACGTTGTTGTAGTGGTTCCATAGGTATCTGTCAGTCTTACCTATGTTTGACATACGCAGCTTCCTGCCGTCAAAGCTACCACGCTGAGTAAACTCTTTACGCATTAAAGCTTTACAGGCTTCACCAAAGTCATCAATGATTTGCTCTGCGTCTACAGATCTATCAGGAGACTTGTACTGAACAAGCTTGTATATGTCATCTACCAAAGTGTTAGTTGTTTTCATTAAAGTGTCCGTCCAATATGTCTTTAGCTACGTTAGCACCTACTACAAACCATTCATTCTTACTGGCATGAGTTTCCCGTAACAGGTTATGTGCTTCTGTTTCAGCCTGCCTTCTATCTGGTACATCATAGGAGGCTACTAAGATGTAGTCCCTGTAGGGTGTGCCTGTTTGAAAGCTACTGAGCCTGTCTCTAGCGTCCACTGCCATGCCTATCTTGCACCAGCTAGGGTAAGCAGGGCTGTACAGTATGTACACCTGACCTTCCTTAGCTGCGCTATAGTTCTCTAAGGACTCAAATGCTGCATGACCAAAGGACTTATATTTTCCAGGCTTATACAGTGGATGTTTTTGTGATATGTATTTGCCGTCAACCAACATATGCTTACTGTTTCTTTTGCTCCTTACACTAACCCTTTCTCTAACATGTTTTCCTGTAATTATGCTTGTACCATTTTTAGGGTAGTAATACCACCATTCCCCATCTACAAATTTATGCATTTTTGGATTGTAATTAGTGGGTTTCTGCCCAGCTTTCTCCAACCTTGTATTCTCCTGTAAGGGGACAATTGAGGCTGTAAAAAGATCCTGCTGCTTCAAGGCAGGAGACTGCAAGTCTTCCGTAGCTGTCTTCCTGTCCTGCTCTAACTTCTGCTTGTACTTCATCATGTATATTCCCCACAAAGTAGTAATCTAACGAATGTAGTCTACCATATTCTTCAAGTAATTGTAATGCTTTTTTCATAACAATAGCACCCGCACTCTGTAGCAAAGTGTTCAGTGCTGAGTGCTCTGATCTAATATGTAGCACTCTACCGTCTAGTCCTTTGATGACTCCGCTTGCTGCTTCTCTAGCAATGCTGTCTTTAAGATTTGCAAATGCTGGGAGATTAGACATAAATCTTTGTTTAAGCTTACTGCCAAGCTTTGCGCCTCCCCCTGCCACGCTGCCAAGCTTTGAATCTCCTGCTCCGTATAAGAGTGCATAGATGAAAGTCTTCGCCTGATCTCTTGATTCAAGTCCTGCAAGTCCTTGGTTGGCTGTGTGAATATCTCCGTTAAGGATTTCATTAGTATACTCCTGATCATTCATGTAATGAGCCAGCATTCTTAGCTCTAGTCCACTGGCATCAAAGCCTACTAGCTTGTAGCCATCTCTAGCAATAAAGCATTGCCTACACTGCTTACCGTAGGGTGAGTAGCTGGCAGGTACTTGTGCAAGGTTAGGTTTACTATGCGTCATACGGTTAGTTACAGCACCTAAGGTGTTCACATAGCCGTGTATCCTGTCTGTGTCATCATTGGCAGCTTCTACCCAAGACTGCACCTGAGCTACTCTTTTCTGCAACATCAGGTACTTGGCTATTAGCTGTGCTTCCGGTATGTCCTTCACAGCAAACAGTATTGATTCATCAACTATAGGCTGATCAGTAGGTGTAAACTTCTCAGGCTTCCATCCAAAGTCCTGTAGGTATTCACCTATCTGTTTCCTAGATCCTAGGTTGAAAGGCTTGAGAACCTTACGCATGAAAGGTTCCATGCAGCCTGACTCTATGACCTTAGTAAACTCATCGTCAGTCAACCCTACCTTGGATAAACTACCGTCCTTCTTCAGCTTAGGTGTGACCTCCTTTACATCCACCCACTTAGGCTTGAAGTTCTGGTGTACAGCCCACTCAAGTTTCATCTTGGTTTCCTTTAGGTCAGCCAATAGAGCCATAGAATGTCTCAAGTCCAACAACCAACCATTCTTGGTCTGCTTCTGGATGATATGCTGTACATCATGCTCTAAGTCTATGGACTCCTTGCTAAACTTCCTAAGCTCTAGCTTTAGCTTGTCATAGGCTTTAGCTGTTACCTTCACATCCTGAATACAGTACTTAACCATCTCAGGTGTTAGGCAGGACCAATCACTGTAGTCACCTTTAGGGAATTTAAGTATCTCACCCCAATTGGACAGCCTATGGCCTCCTTCACGGCTAGGATTAGATAACCTAGACATAACCAAGGTGTCCTCAATCCTGGATTTGTCCACATGGATATTCCACAGCTTCCACAGCACAGGCATATCAAAGCCAATTAGGTTATGACCTACTACCTTGAACTTACCTGCTAATGCTTGTGTGAGGCTTTCAGGGGTGTAGTGTTCCTGTACTACTCCATCCTGCATGGTCACTGCTACCCAGATTGTGTCAGGGTCTAAGCCATTGGTTTCTATGTCTAAGAACATTGGTTTACTAGAATCCATTCTCAGCCTCCTTGGGTTTACTAACCTCAGTCATCCTAGAAGTAAACTTGTCGTACTTCAGATAGCAGCACTCACCAGTTATTCCTGAGTACCTGTTCTTCAATACTCTGAGTGTGGTGGTGTTGCGTAGATCTTCATTGGGTTCCTGTTGGTTACGTTCCAAGCCAATTACCATATCCGATAACTGAGCTATAGACTGTGAACCTCTAAGATGATTCAAGCTAATCTGTCCACCGTCCTCATGCGCTTTACCGTCCGCACGTTTAAGGTGTGAGACTAGGAATAGACCAATGCCTAACTCCTGAACCAGTGATCTAAGGTTAGTCATAATTAGGTCAATTGATTTGCGCTCATCATTACCTTCTTGACCTGAAACCACTATGCTCAAGTGATCCAAGACTATCCACTTGCAGTCCAAAGCCTTAGCCATGTACCGTATCCTGTTCAGTAGATTGTCACCACTTGTACTGCCCCAATGGTCAAACATAAAGTANNTACCAGTGCCTAGGGTTTCCTCCCAGATTGGCCTTAGTAGCTCCTTGTCTAAGTCTTCCTCAAGGTGTAGTGGACAATCAGCCTNAATGGACATGATGCCTAGNGCTGTACGGGTTACTGCTTCCTCTAAGGCTAAGATACCAATGTTGTCCTCAGTAGCATTNAGNANGTAGTGCTCNAGNTCTCTGACTATCTGAGACTTACCCATGCCTGAACCACTAGTAATGGTTACAAGTTCAAAGGGTCTAAAGCCTTTGGTGAAGGTTGTAAGTCCTTGCCAAGGGTAGGGTATAGACTTAACTTTCACACTGTTCACCAGTTCATCCCAAGTGTCAGCACCGGATACAATCCCGTCAGGTTGGTAGGTCTTAGCTGACCACCATGCACTGACAAAGGCTTGCACCTTACCTGCCTGAAGCATCTCACCAGCGTCCTTAGCTGGCAGCTTGCATATCTTTAGCTTACTAGGGGAAAACAGGTCTTTAACAGCCTCTACAGCGTCTTGACCTGCTTGGTCTTGGTCAAAGCATAGGACTACTGAATCATAACCTTCCAAGAATTCAAGGTTGTCCTTGATGTCTCTTACAGCACTGCCAGCACCTGACCTAAGTGATACACAGTCCCATTTGCGATCAAACATCTCACTGACTGCCAAGCAGTCTAGTTCACCTTCAGTGATGGTTATAAACTTGCCTTTACCTCTACAAGTTTGCTGACCAAACAACTGCGCGTCCTTCATGCTACCAGTGCCGAAGAATTGCTTGCCGTCTACTACTCTAACCTTTGTTGCTACCATCTCATTACTGTCATTGTAATAAGGGTAGCTGTGTTTTTTTATTGTTCCATCTGCATTTTGTTCAACTGTTACATTGAACTTCCTTGCAGTTTCTTGGCTTATGCGCCTGTCCTGAATAGGACTAATGGTGCCTGTCATTTGTTCCAATGGCCTCCTTGGTTGGGTTGGTAGTTTTACTACATTGCCATTTGCTTGTACATGATGATTACAGCTAAAGCAGTGAGCACTCCCGCTAGTATACCTAGCAAGAGCGTCACTTGAACCACACTTAGGGCATGGCTCATGCCTTACAAAAGGATCATCACCAAACTGGTTAGAATCCTTCTTCAAAGGCACCTTCTCCACTTGATTCACCTAGCTCCAAGATACGCATCTTAGATATGTAGGTAGGAACGCCACCAGTCGGGTGTGGTGGCTTCTCAGGCCACTGTATACGCACTACAGTTCCCCTAGGTAGTTCTCTACCTTCAAAGTCAAAGGGAGTACCTTCAGCGTCTACAATATCGGAAGGCTTTAGGGCGTACTTAGTTTTGAATTGTCGCTGCGGGATAGCTGGTGTGTCTTCGTCCTTCTGGTAGTCTTTGAGTTTTACCCCACGACTAGAAAGTAATGTAGCTTCCTCAGGTTCTAACTGAAGTGTTACATTAAATTCATCCTTACCAAAGGCTGTGTCTTTGTTTACCATATTGCTGAATGCAATCTTTCCAGTGCTTAACGGCATAGTTTTTACCTCATGTTGTCGTTAGTTATCTATAGTTAAACCAATGTTTTATCTATTATGTAAGTAATAAAGTAAACATTGGAATAACTAAGGATTATACACAAGTTAGTGTTGTTGATTATTACAAAACTGTAAAGAATTGTAACAGTTTGTATCAGTTCCTGGTTTGCACCTCCATTCTTTCAATTAGTTCGTCTACGTCCTGTTCATTGTCAAGGATGTTAGGGTATTTTGCTGCCTTTGATGCTAGGGCGCATAGGTCGCACAATTCGTGCTCTTTGCTATCCTCTAAAATCACATCACAAGCCTTGCACATTGCCATTAGTGTACCTCACCAAATAATTGCTTGTACAAGGCCTCTAAATCGCCCGTAGAGCGGTTTTCAAGTTCTTGTGATAGGTAGGCACTGGCTGTTACTAATAGCTCTGAAACACCCATAGAATTCATCCTGTACTCAATAAGCTCAGAAATCATTTGAAGCCTTGCATGGTCTTCTGCGTCCAGTTCATTATCGTCCGTAACGTCTACGTCATAAAATGATGTACTCATTTGTTTTTATCCTCATTGGTTAACATTTTCATTGTACAGGTAGAGCATAGGAACCTGTCCTTATACAAAAAGCCAGAATAATAAGCTATTGTTTTACTGCAAACATATTCTTCACATTGTCGGTATCCACTAGGGATTGCTTTTGCTTCCATGCTATTCTTCCTCCCATGTTTCACACTTGAAACAATAGTTTCCTCCGTGATATTGGGTAACTATGTTTCCGTCTAGGTTCTCTTTTTCTTCCTTCTGATACTCCCATTCATGGGCGCATTCTTCATCGTAGTCGTAAAGCTCTTTTGCTAGTGTTTCAAATAAACTCATTCTCTTATGCTCCTATATGTTTACGCTGTTAATTCTAGCAGTAGTAACAGTACAAAACTAGACCAAACTACAGCTATTCCAAAGTAACACCAGCAAGCTAGACTTTTGCCAATGCTTTTCCTTGGTGTAACCCTAGGCTTGTTTTTCCATTCGTTCGCGTAATCTGTCTTCATACTTTAATACTCCCTACCTTGGTGAACCCTAGCGGTCTAAGGCCTTCCCACAAGGCTAGCAAGGCTTCTGCTTCTCTCTTGTCTTGGTTTTTTACATATGGTCGTTCTTGCACTCTTTTCTCTAAGCTAGACAGTTGCAAGGTTGACCTATTACCACCAATGTCTAGCCGGATTCGCCAAAGGTTACAATCTGAAAACCATTGTGCATAGAAGGTGTTTCCGTTATCCGTTGTTGCTTTGTATGCCAATTGCTTGTATCTCATAGCGTATTACCTTCTGTATCGTAGTAGTCAGTTGTGCCAAAGCTTTCCGCTATGTCTTGGAATTTATCCGCGTAGTTTCCTAGACTGTAGGAATACGCTTTTGCTCTGTCCCAGAATCCAGTACCGTGACCATTGCGTGACAGGTAGAAATCGTGGGCAGCTTGTGTTCTGTTTTCTTCAGTGAGATAGCAGCACACTCTAGAGTAGAACGCTAGACAATCTATGATGGCCTCACGTTGGCATTCTTCTGCTAGTCCGTAGTCTGTACCATTGCCAGCCCATAGTGCTGTGTCTATGTACTGAGAAACAAACTCTTTTTCTTTTGTTGTTAGTTCTAGTTGCATTGCCTTTAATCCTCTTTGTTGTAATTAGATGAGCAGTTTTACAGTCGTGCTCAGGACTAGACCTAATACTAATAATGGCTTGCAATCCATTGTTGGCGTAAAGGTGTCAGTTTAACGCCATGACAAGGCGTGTAATAGTTTATGGTTGACGATCAACAAGTTCACACCAGAGCCACGACAAACGGTCTAAAGAGTCCAAAGGCACAGGTTTTTAGCCTGTCCGTCCCGTCCTATTACAACTAAATAATTCCACTAATGCCTACTGATATCAATAGGCATTCATAGATTATTTTTTTAATCCTCATTATTGTTAGCTACAATTTCTTGTATGTTAACTTCACTCATCCAAGCACCTACAATGTCAGACAGTAGCGAACTACTGCAAGCTTCTAAGCGTTCAAAGGTCATAACTTCAAGCATACGTTCTACACCTTCAAAGGTGATGTTATCTTCTTCTCTTAGGATCTCAATAAAGCCATCATTATCTAACCAAAGAGCAGCTTGCCATGTCTCAAAGTTTGTCCAGCCGTTGTATGTTTGATTTTCCATTGTCTTATTCCTTATTGTTTAACTGCTATAAATACTATGCAAAAGCCTACTGGTAAGCAATAGGCTTTAACCTAGCATTTAACGCACCTTGTAATGTACGGGCCTTTCGTATACGCCACTATCCATACGGGTCACTACCACTACTATATCATCGTAAAAATACCGCAGGGTTTCGCCATAATACAAGCTTTTGGTACTGGTATCTAAGGTGTGCAGTAGCCCTTCTGATGCTAGGGCTTCGTTTAAGGTGTTGAAGTAGTAGTTCATTGTCTTATTCCTTTATAGTGCTTTGAATTCTAATGCTATTGCTTGTGCCTGATCCATTGTCATACCTTGCGGATTCAAGCAAACCTCCATTGGGTGTTTGATGATTGCTAAGGCTTCGCGTACCTGTGCAACGTATGCTGGTGCTAGTGTTGCTACTCTTTTTCGTTCGTTTAACTTCATGTGTTTTCTCTTTGTTGTTGTCAGTTGATGTAGTAACTATGGACTACCGATGCACAAAGCGCAAACACTTGTCTCACTTTCTTTATACCAATTAGTTATAACAACGGCTTTACTTATAACCTCTTTGGTGTGCTTCTCTTTATAGGTAAATCTAGGGTTGACCAAAGGGTACTACATACACCCACACACTTAACTCTTTAGTCAGTCCTTAGTCTAACTGTTGTACTCCAGGGTCAGTCCTTAGTCTCCCCTTAGTCTAACCATTAGGTTGAGTCGCGCCTTAGTCTAACTGTTGTTGTCTAGGGTTAGACCTTAGACTAACTGTTGGGTTAAGTGGCCCCTTAGTCTAACCGTTGGGTTAAGCCCCCGCTGATAACTAATGGTTACTGTTGGGGGTGGGTCTAACCGTTGGGGTCGGGGGCGGTGCTGGTGTCTCTATGATTATTGTAGTAGGCCCATAGTCTTACCAGAGTAGAAATTAGAAAAAAGTAGTATAAGTTAGCACTCACTAACCTTAGTCAACCCTTTGAATACACAAGATAATCCAAGAAATACACATATTATTGTAAATAACAGTAAATAGTGCTTGACTTTTGAGTAAAAGTATGATATAATCAAGAGGTATTCTTAGCTACATAAGGTAAATACATAATGGATAATAACATTACTGAACCTAAGAAAAAGAGAGGCAGAGGTAGACCTAAGAAGTCTGAGGTAGCCGCTAGTAAACGTGGGAATAGGGGAGTCATGGGTCGCCCTAAGGGTGATGCTGCTATTATCAATGAGTACAAGGCTCGTATGTTAGCCAGCCCTAAGTCCCGTAGAGTACTAGAGACTATCTTTGATGCTGCACTGGACAATGACCATAAAAATCAAGCTGCTGCTTGGAAACTTGTAATGGATCGTATACTACCAGTGGGTGCTTTTG